AGCCCTAACCTATACATCGCCGCACAAGAGCAGCTCTTTGCGAAGTTTCAGTCACGCTCCATCGCCATCCAGCATTGGAGCAAGTACCTGATGACTCCCAAAGAGCTTGCTCTCCTTTTTCAGAAATTAGAGAAATCAAATTCTGTTCTTCGTGAGATAGCCAAGACTGATCTTGGCCAAAGCGGAGAGTTAGCGAGAAAACAACTTGGAATCGAATGAATCAATCAAAGATCGACCGTGCGCGTGCGTGGATTAGAAACACGCCAGGAGCCGTCAGCGGACAGGGCGGTCATAACGCAACCTTCGCAGTAGCAACCGCGCTCATACACGGTTTTGAGCTGAATGCGGGGGATGCTGAGACGCTCCTGCATGAGTACAACTCGAAATGCCTCCCACCATGGAAGCCGAACGAGTTGGCGCATAAGCTCGATCAGGCGTCCAAGGTTGCGCACGACAAGCCGCGTGGATGGCTTCTCGAATCGAATTCCGGCATGGTGCAGGGCGGAACTCCAGTATCACCCACCGGCAAGTTCGTGGTGCGAAAGATCCAAGCAATTCCGCAATCGGACTTTCGATTTTCAACCATAGATTTCTTAAAAGCCTGCTTTGAACCAGATGAAGTTGTCTGCATCTGCAATGACATCGTAAGCGACGACGAAGGTCGGACTCGGCCAAACTCCAAGGGTACATTCCTCAAGCGCGACGAATGGATTAAGAACCATTTCACTCCGCCCATCAGTTCCATGTGGAACGGTCCTGACAGCCGTGGCGCATACGTCCGCGTCAACCCATGCTTCGATGAGAGCGGTTCTGATTCAGGCGTGGCAGCATTCCGTCATGTCTTGGTCGAGATGGACGAGAAGACCAAGGACGAGCAATGGACGATCCTCAAGGAGTCGAAGCTGCCGATGTCCGTCGTCATCGATTCCGGTGGCAAGAGCTTGCACGGCTGGGTACGCGTCGATGCGGCGAACAAGGAGGAATGGAGCGAGCGTCGTGATGTCGTCTATCGCCAGCTAGAGACGCTCGGCATCGATCCGAAGAACAAGAACGCGAGCAGGTTCTCTCGTCTTGCTGGTGTGATGCGCGATGGCAATGAGCAGAAGCTGTTGGCCATCAATGTTGGTTCTGTGAACTGGGATGCGTTTACGGACTATCTGGAGTCGCAGGACATGCCTCAAGAGTTCTCGCTTGATAGCATCATCGAGTACGATCCGAAGAATGATCCTGACAATCTGATCGGCGACAGATGGCTACGTCGCGGTTCATCGCTTCTCTTCGTCGGCCAAAGTGGTTGCGGCAAAAGCTCGATGGCCGCGTATCAGGGGATGAAGTGGGCGTCCGGCGAAGCATGGTTTGGCGTAAAGCCCGTCCGGGCGTTAAAAGTGGCTTACATCCAGGCGGAAAACGACATCGCCGATCAGCATGACGCACTCAAGGGGGCGGCTCAGATGACGTTTGGAAAGGAGAAATGGGAGCGAGGATTGCGGAGCGTGGACATGCTCTTCTTCCGCGAAACGGTTCGCACCGGAACAGACTTCGCCACAATGCTCCGCCGTCTCGTTCGCAAGACCAAGGCTGACGTGGTTTACATCGATCCACTGCTCTCCTACATGGGCGGCAATCCTGCGGATATCGAGGTCTGCGCGAACTTCACGCGGCATCTGCTCCAGCCGATTATGATGGAGACGGGTGTTGTCCTGGTACTTGTCCATCACTTCCCCAAGCCGAAGGGTAAGGACGACAAACCGGAGAGCGTGGCAGATTTGGCCTACTCAGGATTCGGATCATCGGATCTGACGAACTGGGCGAGAGAGGTGATTGTGATGAAGGAAGTTGGTTTCAATCAACCTCGACAATTTATGCTCGGCATGGCAAAACGGGCCGACCGTTCCGGCATGACGGATAAGGACGGCAAAGTCACCGGATCGATTATGATCCAGCGTGGTACGGGCGGCGACATCTCATGGAACTACGCGGAGCCTGAGAAGTTTGTCGTGGATAAGCAGTCGGTTAAAAAGCCGTACTCCAAAGGACGATATCCTAAGCGTTAGCCTTCTCGCGCTCAGCACGGCGACGGCCTTTGGCGGCGAGCGATTGGAACTTCGCCTTGCCGAGCTTCTTACGTCCGATGTAAGCAGCCAAAGCGCGAGGCTCTCTCACACCCTTCTTCTCAAGACTGCTGATTAGCTTCTCGTAACGCCCACCACCACCAAGTTTCATCTTGTCCATAAAATCACCATGCTTTGCAACTCCAGTGCCGAGGAGTTGTTTTGTCGGTTGCCGTAGCGCAGTTATGCCGCGCGCGGAAATTCTTACGACGCTCAGGATTGTCGCGTTTGATTTCCATGTTCGGATCGCCGAACCGAACGATGACAACCTTGCCAGCCGGATTCTTGACGTACACCGCGCTCTTCTTCCGCTCGCCAGGAGTGTAGAACGGCTTGTTGAGCGTCACCTTACGCCCCTTGTAGGTGTTACCTTTTTTGGAGAGGGAGGTTTTCATTAGTCGCGGCGACGAGCTTGACGGCGCATTTCCTGAAGCTGCTTCTCTTCAGATTGACCTTCTTCCATCTGCATCATCTTCCTGTCGGTTTCGAGCTTCAGCATTCTCGACCAGTTTCGATTGAACAAGTCGATCTGCTCCTTGGTAAGCTGATCAATCGGAGCGGTAACGGTTTTGACGTATGTAGGCGACTGCAACATTTTTCCGACGGCAGATTCACCCGAATCTCCAATCGCCTTAAGCACCATTCTTCGCCCAAGAAACCCAACAAGACCAGCACCACCTGCGGTCAATCCAGAACCTGTAGCCAAGTAAGCTCCGGCGGTTGCAAGCGTCGGAATGATCGACTTTGAAACCAAGCTACTGCTTTCCTTTGATGCCGTGGCCAACTGATCGGCAATGGTTGAGATTTTTTCCACACCACCAGCCCCAAACAGCTCGTTGACCAAAGCGTTGTACTCTCCCGGCTTTTCTCCGCCAGCAACCAGCGCTTTCATCTTCGCTGTGTCGATGGCCTTTTTTCCATCAACCAGAGAGTCTTTGACGATTCTTCCAAGAACGATGTTCTGAGCGTCGGCCAAAAGATCCGGTCGATTCGCCTTGAGGATCCTGGTGAACTCTTCGACCCTCTTGACCGGATAAACACCTCCGCCCTTGGACTTCAAGAAATCCACAATGTTTCCGGCGGGGATGTTTCCATAAAGCTCGCCACCCCTGATTGCTGAATTAACAACCTGCTGGAAATCGGTGGCAGTCTTAGCTTGCTCGGTGACGTAATCGTTCAACTCCCTAAGCATCGACGATGCATCTGGGTTTGAAGCGATTTGCTTCAGTACATCATCCTCAATAACGACTCCTTTTTTGGCCTTGGACTTGATGTCCGCCAACAGCGATATGATTTCCTGCTGAGCCTCGACATCCGCAGCAGGCTGACCGAGAACTCCCTTAAACTCCCGACCAAGGTTCTTCTTCTGAAAGTCGGCCAACTTGGCCTTCACGCTCTCAACCTCTTTCAGGTTATCTTGAAGCCGCTTCTCAGATCCTGTGATTCGGTTTGAAACATCCTTCTGAAGCTTCTCCGAATTGCTCGTAAGTTCGGTAAGCTTTGAGGTTAGTTTTTCCTGTTCGTTGATGAGCGAGGTGTACTTCGAAGCGACATCCTGAATTTGACCAAGACCTGGGAAGAATTCGTCGGCGACTTCCTTGGACAGCTTTCCACCGCGCGCCGCCTTTGCCTCGGTCAGCGTGTTCAAGAACTCGACAGGATTCTTTCCTCGAATCTGGTTGTAGATGTAGTCCGAAAGAACTGGCTTCACATCAGTTTCCCAAGTGTCTCCAGCCATGTTCTTCAGAACAGCAAGAGTAGTTCCTCCGCGAGGACCAACGATTGCTGAAACAGATTCAGGTGCGCCACCGCCTTCTCCAATGCTGCGAAGAATGCGGTCAACGTAAGCTCCCTTAAATCGGCTGATTCCTTCAGCGTACTTTCTGTTTTGCTCGGCAAGATCATCTCGAAGTTTAGGAT